ACTAGAGTGACCTACAGAAAAGGTAAGCAGACTAGGACACGTAACTTTAAATATAATTGGTAAAACAGGAGCTAAAATATGTTATCTACAGATGAAAAACAAAACAGAGTGTGCGAGGCTCCAGACTGCTCAAGAACGCAATACGCCAAAGGCTATTGTAATAAACACTACAATCAGATACGGTCACGAGGCAAGTTAACACCCGAATTAGAAAGGGCTGAATACACTAATGGCGATACATTATGCTCAGAGCATGGGTGCCCTGGCTCAGTAGTGGCGAAAGGGCTATGCATGACACACTATCAGCAACAGCGCAGAGCGCAGGCATATGAAAGTCAGATTGAAGATAGCTTAGAACCCATAAGGGTAGAAAAAGTACGTAAGCGTAGAGCAGTACGCAGACGAAGTGCATAATGGGCACCGCAGCTCTACCAAAGAGATATCGTAAGGTTAAAATAGATAAAAATAACCCTAAAGTAGATTATGGATTGCTGAAATCTATGATCCGCGATGAGGTAGACCTACAGGTTAAGCGACAGATCAGGGAGATTATACAACCACTGTATAAAATCATAATGTCTGACGACAGATACGTAACTAGTATGCCTGAGCTACCAGAGTGGTTGCAGCAGTTAGCGGAAGAGGGTGATACACCAGAAGAGGATGTACCTTTTTTCTTAAGAGATAATGAAGATCCATGGAGGTGACAGGTGGGACACTCAGAACACCTTAAACACGCCCCGTCATGGTTTTATGTAATGCCCTCACAATATGTACGTAAGCCACACTCCGTGAGTACTAGAATACTGGTGGAAGATGAGCAAGGCACCAGGTACGCTAAATTAGCAATAGCTTCTGGTACACTATCCACATTGCAACATCTACTACCTATGGGTGTAAGTATATTTATGCCTATTTATCTACATTTTATAAAATCAGTTAATTATAAGCAATACGCAGTATATGCTTGCTACAACGATAAACTAAGGAGGTCATTGTTTTATATTAATGATATATCTGGGTTAGGTGGTCTGTTATAGGCGCCTCTGATATTACAGATAGCTTAAATGAACTTCAATTATTATGCCACGGTGTGGCTGTAGAGTCTGGCTGGTGGAGTACCCTAAATACAAAAGAAGATCTGGAGCGTAATGAAGGAGAAATGTTATGCCTTATGCATAGTGAACTCTCAGAAGCTATGGAAGGGTTACGTAAAAACTTGATGGATGATCACCTATCGAACAGGCCAATGGCAGAGGTTGAGCTTGCTGATTGTATTATTCGTATATTAGATTTCTCAGGAGCTAAAGGGTATGACATAGGTGGAGCTGTTATGGAAAAATTACAATATAACACCCAACGTGCAGATCATAAACCAGAAAATAGAGCTAAAGATAACGGTAAATCATTTTAATATTTGAACTTAAGTTCATAAATTTCTATACACACAGAAAGGGGCTATATGCCCTTTTTTTTATACCTATACTTGCAATAAACCCACCTTAGACATACAATTCAACTATATTCAACTAATAATTTAGCGATATGCTGGCAAAATCCATATATAAAGTAGAATCTGTCAAAAACGTGTATTCTGCAGATGACATGATCTTGATGCTCGATTTAGGGCATGATGGCCTGTATCGCATCACTCGATGTAGACTTATGGGTGTGGACGCACCTAGCACTTTCAATAATGAAAGTGAAGAAGGTACCAATCTAAAGAACTTTGTCAGTAAAGCACTAAATCAAAGTAAAGATTCTTATGTAGAAGTAGTATCTTATCGCAATAACTCATGGCTTATAAATTTATTTACTAAAGACCCAAAAACCAAAGCATTTGTCAGCCTTAATAAGATATTAATGAATAATGGCTATATATTTAAAAGAGAGACATTAAACAATGCCTGATGATAACTCAAGAAATGTAGTTCACATAGGGTCTCAGAAATTGGGGCGTAAAACTAAACGAGCCGATGTATCAAGACAGACACCAGATGAAGAGGCTTTTAAAGCCAATGTAGCCAATTCCTTATCTATTATACCCACCCCATACTCATTGCAACAGCTAACTGTGATAGTACAGCAATCAAGCATCACACGTCAGTGTATAGATTCCATGGTGACTAATACTGCAGCTAACGGGTTTATGATAGTACCCATGGACGACAGTACTACCATAGACGATTCTGATAAAGGTGAGATAGATACCCTTAACTCTTATATACAATATGCCAACCCGACCCAAAGTTTATCCACTTTATCTGAATTATTAGCTAATGATTATGAGACTTATGGGTATTCATTTCGTGAAGTAATAAGGTCTCGTAATAACAGGATATCTGGACTACGCCACGCTCCTGCCTTTAATATTCGTATACTACACGATTCCGCCGGTTACGTTGAAGTCATACGTAAGGTTACACGAGGCGGTAGGCGGACTACGATACGTGAATTGCGTTTATTCAAGAAGTACATACAGCAACTAGCAGCTGTAGGCACCCAAGCATCTATAGATACCAGTAATGGTCGTGGTCTTGAGCAGATATACTTTAAGGAGTTCGGTGATCCAAGACGCATGGATTACCGTAATGGTAAATACCAGGACGATATAAAAGATGGGTATATTGTAGAGGATAAACACCTGGCCACTGAGATATTGCATGAACGCCAGATTAGCCCAGATGCTTACGGCATACCGATATACACGGCGGCACTACCCGCTATCTTAGGTACCAGAGAGTCTGAGATGGTGAACTTAGATTACTTTGAAAATAACACAGTACCGCCAGCTATGTTGACAGTATCTGGTGGTCGCTTAACTCAAAACTCTTTCCAGGCACTGGATGATTTATTAACTGGTAAGGGTTTGGGTAAGGACAGAGCGCACCAGATGCTACTTATCGAGGCTATAGCTGAAACTAATGGTCTAGATGATAATAGTACCGTGCAGATCAATCTTGAAAAACTCACCGATGTACGACAAAGTGATGGTCTGTTTAAAGAGTACGAACAGTCTTCAGCCGAGAAGGTGAGATCACTGTACCGTATTCCACCAATATTACTAGGGTTGAGTTCTGGTAACTACAGTAATTCAACACTAGCCATCCATACAGCAGAGACTCAGGTATTTGAGCCTAGTAGATCTCGTCATGATGATTTTTGGAATATGAATCTGGTAAATCACCCAGAGGGGCTCAATTTACAAACTGTTAAATTAAAGTCTAAGAGTATGTCATTAACTGAATCTTCTGAAGTAGTGAAAGCTATGGCAACTGTTAACGTATCCGGTGGCTTGACCCCACGCACAGCTGTTCAGTTATCAAGAGATGTACTAGGTATGGATATACCCCAATACCCAGAGAGGGGTGAAGAGAATTACGAAGAGTGGATGGATACCCCGACTCCTTTATCTACTAGGTCTGCAGACGGCAATAAGCCAGAAGCAGAAGGCAGAGAGTCAGAAGCGTCTCCTGAATATAAGATGAAGAATCAGGAAGAAAACGGGGTTACTAAAGAACCAGAGAACTCAGAGAAATGAAATTCGTAAAAGACATATTAAACTTTACGCAATCTCGGCTTAGTAGTAAGGGACTTCTCTATACTCCATTTGGATTTAAAAATCCTACCATACAGGGTGCTCCATTTAACACCAGTGTCTATACTCCACTGAGCTATAGTCATAGTAATGCCCTTATACTCTATTCGTATACTGTTTCGTCTATTATTAGCTTGCTCTTTTGCAGTAGCCCAGTGGCAGTTACTCTTACAGTAGTTTTTATCATTATCCATGCGGTCTATAGAGTGCTTTACACTGGGCCTATCCCCCATATCTCTGTAGAACTGATCGAAAGAGTTGAGCCAGCTATTGCATATACTAATACCCCTACCCCCATAGTTGAGAAGAGTTTTATTTCGCACCCTAGCTTTTATGCCACACCATATTCTATATTCGGCGGTATTTGTTTTATTATGGATTCTATGGTTACCAAGTTTAGCAATACAGCCACAGCTATTGGTATACCCACCTTTGAGGTGCTCTCTACGCACCACAGTAGTACACCCGCACGAGCATACACAGAGCCACCTAGTGCCGCCTCTGTGGTCATTAGACTCTCTGGACAGTACAGTAAGGTTACCAAATACCTCACTAACAAGGTTGAGTGCTTTAGTCATGTTAATGCTCCTGTATATATTAAGGGGAGTTTAGCATGAAGGTATTGCGCGATTCAAGTGGGTTTGAGAGAGTGGTAATGGCAGAACTGCTAATACCAGATACTGTTAATGTCTATGGTGACTTTCATACCTCAGCCTCAGTGAAGCAATTCGCATATTCCTTCGCAGAGAGTGGGTTCGGCTTGGATGTAGAGCATGATAATATAGATAGAACAGGGGCGCTTCTAGTAGTAGAGTCCTTTATTGCGAGACCTGGGGATTCAGATTTTATTGAAGGATCTTGGGTTATCGGTATATTAATACGTGACAACAGTATATGGAATGATGTATTATCAGGTGAAATCAACGGGTTTTCTTACGACGCATTAGTAAAGTTTGTAGATATAATTATAGATATACCCGTAGATAAGGTGATTTCTGGAGTTACTGAACCTGATATATATGACGGACATACCCACAAATACACTGTTATCTTAGATGATGACGGTCGTGTTATCTCTGGCGGTACAGATGTGGTTAACAGCCACGATCATACTATATTGGTGCACACATCAACTGAATTAACGCAATCTCATAGGCATATTTACAATATACTATTAGGCGAATCCGTTGAAGAATAACTAAGGAAAATCACAATGTCAAAGAGACTAGCTAAAATAGCGGAAGCTAAGCAACCTAAATATTTAAGTATGGTAAAAACCCCTGCTAATCGCACAGGTTTCCGTATTATCAGATCTGATGAGGGTGATAAAACATCTGAGAAGACTGATCACCCTTCCTTCACCCCAAAGCGCACTAGGCGTATGGACTCCAAAGACGGTATGTTATATATCGCACTCCCTAAAGATTATACTAAAGAAGATGCTCAACAAATCATGGCGCAGTTCGGTCTGGAAGATGATTATGAAATAGACATGAATGATGACTATGTACGTCTTGTGCGTAGTGATTTAGGTGGAGAGCTACCAGATGTCGCTACAGTAGCTATACGATTAGACGATAATGCCACAGCCTACGTTTCTGAATCTTCTTTTTCCAATACTATAGCCTTGCGTAATGAAGTTAAAATTGGTGGTGCAGTTTTATCTGGCATAGAATTTGAAGGACACAACGAGGAGTTTGTAAAAGACTTCTTAGGAACTAAAGGTATCTCAGAAGAGAACCTAGAACGGATTGATGACGAAACCTTTTATGCTCCACACAAACATACAAACACTCTGCGAACGGATAGAGTTAATATTGCTGATGGAATTACTGCTCGTATATACAGGGCTGATAGTAATGACATTCCAGAGTCTATACAGAGGGGAGTCGTTGAATCTGCCTACGGTAATTATGGATACGGTCAACTGGATTTCTATGCAAGTCTAATGGACAGCATGTATACGGACGCGGCGTATGACGCAGTGTACCGCCTAAGTGATATCTTACGTGACATTACCATCTATTCAGGGTTGAACTTAAGTTCACGAGTTGATCTTATGAATAACGCATTAAGTCAGTACGGCTTTTATATGGCTGAGTTGATGAACAGTCTCCCACGATCAGTGGTCAGTGTTATGACTTCTGACATTTCAAAAACTAGCGATAAAGAGGAACCTAACATGGCTGGTGAAACTAAGAAAGAAAATACTACTACTGAAGAAGCAAAACGCTCTGACGATGTAGTTATCGAGAAAGTTGAAGATACTTCTACTACAGAAGCTACTACAACTGACGAAACAGAAGCTACACGTTCTGATACAGAAGTGGAAGCTAAAAACGACAAGACAGATGAGCCTAAAGAAGAAATGCTTAAACGCTCCGATGTCCAGGCTATGATTGATACAGCAGTAACTGCGGCAGTCAAAGCAGTTCGTGCAGATGAGCCAGCTAAAACTGATGAGACAGAAGCTAAAGCTGATGAAACTGAAGATAAAGCCGGTGACGAAGCCAAACGTAGTGATGACGCCATTACTAAGTTGACGGCCTCTGTAGAAGCTCTAGCGAGTAAAGTAGAGGAAATGGGTGATACATCCACAGTTCGTTATGATAACGGTTCTGCGGTTACTGACGAAAAAGACGTATATTCAGGCTCTATCTTCGGTGTCAAATAACCGATAGCGCCAGATTACACGATTTAACATTTTAACAATTATCATAGGAAGGAATACATCATGGGTGTATCAAATGAGACTTTAGCAAAACGTGCCGACACGGTTCTTGCTGACCTTACATCAAATGGCGGCATTTTAAACCCTGAGCAGGCTAACCGCTTCATCGACGACATCAAGAAAGAACCAACTATCTTGACTCAGGCTCGTTGGGTGCCAATGGCAGCTCCACAAATGAAGATCAATCGCATGGGCTTTGGCTCACGTATTATGAAGGCGGCCCCACAGGGCACGACTCCATACGACAATCCAGCTACTGGCGTAAATAGTCGCTACCTAGCAGCAGCCGACCGCTCCGGTATCACTACTTCTCAAATCACGCTGACCACCAAGGAGGCAATGGCTGAAGTACGGATCCCATACGAGATGCTGGAAGATAATATCGAAGGTGCCGGTTTAGAATCACACATCATGTCTGAGATCTCTCGACAGGTTGCTCGTGATTTGGAGGATCTGGTCATCAACGGTGATACAGGATCTGGTGATGCGTATTTAGCGCTATTAGATGGTCTTGTTAAAGCAACCACTACCAACGTGTATGACGCCCAGGGTGATTACACCTCTGGTCAAGTCGTGAGTTTAATACCTGATACTATTGAAGGTAACTTACTGACTATGCCTGAGCAATATCTGCGCAACTTAGCAGATCTTCGCTACTACGTTGGAACACCATCTACCATCAAATATCGTGGTAATGTTGCGAAACGTGCTACTGGCTATGGTGATAGTATGTTGACCACTAACGGCGACCTTATGGCTTACGGTACGCAGATTGATGCTGCACCATATATGCCTGGTGCCAGTGCTATTTTCACTTTCCCTAATAACATCATTTTCGGTGTTCAGCGTAATATTTCTATTGAGACTGATAAAGATATCCGCTCCAGAGAGATCATCATCGTAGTTACTCTGCGTATTGATTCTAAGCTGGATTTAGAGGAAGCGTGTGTTAAAACTACTAACCTGGGTACTACTGTAGCTTAAGGTTAGTTTTTAGGTGTAATAAGTGGCTCTTCGTCGAGCCACTTGTTTATAGGTGTTATTAGGAGAATAAAGATGGCTGTATTAAAGCTCATTGGTGCTAAGCGTTTTATGAATAAACGAGCTAGCCCAAATGTAATAGAACTCGGTGGTCTCACAGACGACATACAAGACGAAAAGTTAATTAAAGCGTTAATGGACTGGCGTAGAGTGGATGCTGATAATAAAGAGTATCCAATGTTTGAGCCTTATAGTGGCGCAGATAATGATAATAAAGATATGAACATGGATATGGATGTATCGGATGGTGCATCAGATCCAGAACCATCTGCTGAGATAGCAGATACAAAGGAAAAAGAACCTAAAGCTGAAAAGCCAAAGGCTGCAGTGAAGAAAAAAGCAGCCCGTAAAAAGGGTGTGAGAACGCGAAGTAGATCTAAAGCTACGGACGTTTAAGATTTAACCAACACTGTGCCGTGGATGTCTCGGCACTTAACGATTACGGAGACAAAATATCATGGCACTTACTAACGCTCAAAAATATGGATTAGGTGGCGACGCTAATACACCCGTTATTGCCGAGTTACAGGGTCTTAACGTATCCCTATTAGCTGGAGCTAACGCAGATACTAAGATCGATCTAGCGGCTATTCGTAATAGTGATACTATCATCTCAGCCTTAAACAACGATGGCGGCACAATTACCGATGTTACAAGCACTATGTCTATTAATGACCTACGAGCTGTGGGTACTTTGACAGCAGTCAGTGCGGTAGATACTGATGTATTTATCGTTAATGGCGTAACCTACAGTATTTCTACTGCCGGTGGCATTGCACACACAGATGTACAGGTCGGTGGTGATGACACGATAATGGCTACCAATATGGTTGCAGCTATTAATGCATATGAACAAAGCTATGGTAAAGGAAATGCTGTAGTAGCATCCTCAGCCCTCGGTGTAGTGACTATTACAGCAAATACAGAAGGTACTGGCGGTAATGCCATCACTATCTCCTCTGTAGATACTACCATTACTGCCTCCGCCGCTACTCTGGAGAATGGCTCTGCTACTGGCGGAGTCCAGTCATCAGGCGCTACAGATCAGTTAATAGTTCACTGGTTTAATAAGGAATAATAAGTGAAGCTCGCATCCGCTACTAATGTGTTAAACAGGGTTTCTATAAACCCGTCACTAACTGGGGGTGTATCCTCAGCAGAGGCTGGTTTAGATGCTGCTACTGTTTTACTTTCTAATCTATTAGAAACAAAATTAGATGTAGTGATTGTGAGGGATTACTACTCCCCCACATTAGATCAGGCAGGAACTGCTGTACAGCTATACTTAAGTCGTATGTTTCTTAATGAAGAGGAAACAGTAGAGGTAAGTTATGGTGAGTACTCAGGTGACGTGGATGATGATACTTATACAGTATTGGATCCAAAGTATTACACAGTAGACTATGAGCAAGGTAAGTTGAAGATAACCAGCCTGCCCGCTTACGGTACATTAAGTATTTTGGTGTCTTATACTTCTGGGTTCTCTGGTGAATCTGATTCTACTATACCTGATTGGCTTAAAGAAGCGGCGATATCTTCTGCTGTGTATGTTATGCATACTCAAGTAGCAGCCCACGGTAAGCAGGATATACTAGATATATCACCTGAGTATCGCAGAATGGTGTACGCAATGGTGCAACAACATCTACGACCTAGGCTTAGTTGCCTATTTGCTGATCAGTCCTTTACGGAGTCTTAAATGGCTATATTCGGTATAGACATATTAACGGTAGGTAAAAGACGAGTAGAGGCTTTACTTAAGAAAGCTAGGGGTGGTATAGATGCGATATTCAAGCCACCTAAATCTGATCCAAGATCTATACCTAAACAAGTTCTTAAAATGCAACAAGAGCGTTTTGAGAAGTCTGGCACCAATGCTAGAGCACAGAAAGACCCAGATCGGGTGGGATGGAATCCAGGCTTAAATAAGAGTAGCAGACGTACTAAGAATAAAGATCGTTCTCAGCTTTTAGTAGATACTGGCAAACTGCAAAAGGCCATACATATAGCAAGGGATAGTTTTAGGTCTATGCTTGTATCTGATACAGGCTATGCGGTGATTGGTGTGCGACATGTACAGAATAGACAAGATGCGGCTCGCAGTGATAGAACATCACAAGGCGGGTCTACTAGGGGCTCCGTGTATGTTACTAAATATACAGATGAATACGGTAATCTGCATCAAAAAGGACTAGGTGGTATGCCTAAACGCACGTTCTTAGGTATAGGCACTGAAGATTCTAGAGAGATCGAGGACAGTATGAAGTCTACATTTGATAGATTTGTAGGGAGGTTCGCGTAATGGCAACTAACCCTACTGTTAATGATCTTTCACAAGAGTTAATAACGCTGGTAACAGGTTTACCGGCGTTTACTGATAAAGGGTTTTCAGTATATGACCTGCAGGATTTAGGCACTGTACTCAGGTATGAGTCTTTGCCTTTAGTAGGCGTTACTTATGAAGGCTGTAATCCTGTCAGTAGTGACACTGGTGGTAAAACCAAGGTATCCAAGACGAGTGCTATGTTAACAGTTAGTTTTAGCATCATACTTGCACTTAGATACGGATCTGCTGTAAGCGCCGGTGATGACACTAAGGTGGATGCTGTAGACTTATTAGACTCTATACGTCGGTCTATTATGGGGTTTAAAGGTGTAAATCATAGAGGTTGGAGATTTGGTGGTGAAACTCCTATATACTCTGACATAGAGGGCGTTATCTTTTACGGACAAACATGGTCTGTTAGACTACCAGTAACTGGTAATTTCGGAATATAAACATTTTTGGAGATTAAAAATGGCTAATACATACTACTCAGGACAAGGTAGCGTCTACGCAGCACCTCGTGATGCTAATGGGGTGCCAACAGGTTTCGTTGCCGTAGGTAACGTGCCGGAGTTAGAGATTTCAATTGAAGTCACTAAATACGAGCATAAAGAGGCTGAATCAGGTTCCCGTGCGGTAGATTTATCTATTGTGCAAGAAAAGAAAGGTACATTCCGTATGCTGGTTGAGAATATCTCTCTTACAAACCTGGCAATGGGTTTCTGGGGATCAGAGGTAGCAACCACTGCAGTTACTGATGAAGAAGTGAATGTAGTATCTGCGGCTGTATTAGGTGATGGGGTTTATTTAGGTGCCACTAACTTAGCAGCCACTCCGTCTATTTGTACAGTAGATTTCACAGGCGGCACACCAACTATTACATATCTTATTACTACTGATGAAGCAGAAAAGGCTAATACCGCTTATGATTACTATATTGATCTTAAATATGGTATGGCTTATGGTATCTCTGGTGCGGTTAACAATGAACCAGCTCTAGCAGAGACCCTGTACGTTACATATACTACAGCGGCTGATGCATTGACCATGGAAGCATTTACTGAAAACTCTCTTGAGCGTTTTATTCGTTTTGAAGGTCTTAACACCATTGACGGCGAAGATGACGTACTAATTGAGATGTATAAAGTACAGCTTGACCCGATATCTGGTTACCAGTTAATCAACGAAGAGATTGCTCAGTTGGAGATTACTGGCTCTTTGTTATACGACGATAAGCAGACAGGTCGTTCTAAGTACTTCAAACAAACGATAGTTACCTAATAGTTAGTTT